ATATCTTCATTTTTAGTAAGCTCAAAGTAGTAGTCTTTACACTCGCATTGCCAAGCCAAAGCCCATTTTCCAAAATTGCTTCCAGACCACTCGTCTGTAAAATGTGTGTAGATAGATTCGCCGTCATCGCCAATAAGTGGGCCGCAGTAAATATTATCATCCTCGGGATTTTTTTCTATGTGACCTAGCAATCTTTCTACAGTTAACCAAACAGGACAAAGTAAAACATGACAGTCTAAAACTAACACAAATTCGCCGTTTGCGTTATCAATAATCATGTTCCTAGAAGAAGAAGTTCCTTCGGTCCTACATATATTATACGACAAAGATTTGTTTTTTGCTAGATTGTTTATAGAAAAATTTTTTAAACTTTCTGCATGGTCTGATTCGGCGTCGTTTTCTACAATAACAAACTCTATCTTTTCTAGTAAATCTTTCCTTTTATTAAATAATAATTCTTTTCTTATGTCCTGAATTGTAAACCACGCACCACTAAAATCATTGTGATGCGCTATTCCTATTGATAATTTTTTCATGTAAGTTCCTGATCGCAATAGTCTGGGTGACAACCCTCATATTTAATGGATATGTTTTTCATTAGAGTAAAAGTATTTGAAAAGTCTACTCCTTGACTTGAACCACCAAACTCTTGTACTCCCCACGTCTTAATTTCATACTGTGTGTCTCGATCAGCGCCGTTGCTGCTGTAAAATTGTATGCCACAAAAGGCATACTTATTACTGAATAAGGCAACAAAATTGTATTCTGTTGTCAAATCCACCGGAAAGCCGTTTGGGATAACGTGATCTCCAAAACTTGTTTGATATCCGCCGTAGTCTATATGACCATTTGTGAGCAAAAAATAATTTCCAAAGTCATCTGGAAGTGAACGAAAGCCGAAGCCAGTCAATAGTGTATACACCCCATCACTTATAGGTAAAAGCATAGCAGTCGCTTTTTCATTAAAAGCGTAAGATTTTCCGCCTTTTACAAAAGAATTGTTACTTTTGGCGTCTTGTGGGCTATGACGTTTAAGGTTGGTTCCATCACTGAGGGTTCTCCAAGTTGGGTTATCTTGTGGTGTCCCCGGATCATCGTTGTCATTAATGTATAATAAATTTGTCGCAAGCTGTGTGTAATGAGAGCTTACGATAGAGCCAGTGGTTGTTGTGAGGGCCTCGAAATCGTGGGAGCCTTTTTCACCATCGACGGGTGTTTGCCCTATGCTGTAAAAGTATATAGTATCTTTTTCATATCGACCCAAAGTGTCTACATTTTCACTTGTATCGTCATCTAGTGTCGAGGTGACAAAGTGAAACGCATAATATCCGGCATAAAAATCTCTTTTAAAGGTTACAGTATTGTTATCAACATCAAGAAGTGATGACTTAAAATTATATGGACCCTCATAAGAAGCAACGGTGTAAGAATTTATATCTATCTCACCGATTGTAATATTATTAAACTGATTCCACGGCGCTCCATAATTTGTACGTCTTCTTGCTGTAATATTCTCCTTAGTAGGAACAATTGAACCAAGAACATCGAACTTATGTGTTAGAACATCGTTAGAACCTTCTTCAGTTATTTTTATGAAAGATAAGCCGAAGGCATATCTAGAGGGGAAAACATCTAAAACCTCGCTGTAAAAATCAGAAGCAGGACCGGCAGCAGTGTCTATATCGCCCCAAACTATTATTTTATTATCTTGTCTGTGCGCCAAGAAAGCTTGGTCGGTGTTATATATTTCTTTAATGTTTACCAGTGAGGGGTGATTACCTCCAGTGTTCCCACCCTTTATATCATCTCCCCAAACAAAAACCTTTCCGTCGTTTAGGAGAAAAGCAAATGCGTGTTTATTTGAATATATTTTTTTAACGTTTGAAAAACCAGAGTCGTATGAAGGTCCACCTATAACAGCCATACCGTTTATAACAAGTAGTGCATCAAGTGCTGTAACAGTTCCGCTTCTGTTAACATCAAATTTCGAGGAGTAAATACTAGTCGCAACGGTGGGATTTTCTTCTGCCCACTGTTCAAATTCTTCCAAGGTTAACCCACCGGGAACGCCATCGCCATATCTATCCATAAAGTTTATGATCTTTAAAGCATCTAACACTGTTACTGAGCCACTCTTATCGGTATCTCGTTTATCATAAGCTTTTGCTCCATTTCCCCATATAAATATTTCTCCGTCCGTGTTTCTGGCGGCAAAGTATCTGTCAGTAGAAACTACTTCTACTATGTCAACAAGCAAGTTTTTGATACTGGATGGTATCACTCCTCCATAGGCAGCATCACCCCAAGCAATAACTGTGCCATCTGTTTTTATTGCGACGAAAGCTCCAGCTGAACCTGTTACAGACTTTATATTGTCTAAGGTGTCAGGATCTTCTCCCGGCGTAAGGGTTGGTAAAAACGAGCCACCTTTAGAAGAATCGCCCCAAGGTACAGCGGTTCCGTCTTTTTTCAAAGCTACAAAAGCAACGGGGTTAGAAAATATCTCAACTACGTTAGAGAGGTCGCTGGGTACAGATCCACCAGTTGCAGAATCACCCCAAGCAACAACTGATCCATTGTGTTTTAGAAGAGCAAAAGCTTTGTCTGTATTGTAAACAGAAGGAATAGCTATGGAGGTAGAGTCACAAGATCGAATATCTCCGCATTTAACGCCTTCATTAAATAATGAATATTGTTTTGATAAACAACAATTTTCAGTAACGTCATCCTCGCAGTTGTAATAATCTAGGTGATGGTTTATAGCTAAAGAAAATTGATTGAATATATTTATCGAATCATTTTTTTCTACAAAGCAGCAATTACCGCTAGGACACGGAGGCGCAGTACAATTCGCTCCAAGGCAACATCCACCAGATCTTCCCATTATAAACTCCTATTCGCACGAAGGACAACCGGAGCAAGTACTCCAAACTGGCCTGTATTCGTTATTAACCAACATAGCCATCAAGAAGTATCCGCCACTAGCAGCAAACGTGTGGTCTCTGTTTGTAACCCAGTAAGTATCTGATGTTAAGAAATTTTCATCCCTAGTTAAAATTTTACCGCTTGTTGGGTTAAGGTAATCAGTTGGAGGATCTAGATCTTCTGTCATAAACCCTTCTATAACTGGAGGTCTGTGCCAGCTAACTCCATCGGAAACTCTCATGTGACCACCAGCAAAAGCGATAGCTCCGCTATTCGCAATCGGGTCTATTTCGTCTCTGATGTCATCAAAAGTGTTTGCAGTGGGTACAACCAAGAAACCGCTGCTATTAACAATATCGTGGTGCTTACCACTATCAGCTACAATTTGACCGCTTGCATGAGTTCCATTACGATTTAAAAATACTCTTTCAAAGTTTCCGCTTCCGGCGGTATTGAATTCACCTCCAGCAAGTCTAATCAAACCACTACCAGCAGAAGTAATTGTTGCGCCACTAACTGCTAGTATATAACCACTAGCCCTTGTGTCGTTTGTTGCGATCAGCCCACTAGCTCTTGTGTCGTTATCCACTATGTAATCATCTAGATAGCCGCTAACCGTGTCGATGTAGCTGTCTAAATTACCGCTGGCGCTTTTTACAAATCTATCAAGAACGCCGCTTGTAAAACTAATCAATCCACTGGCATTGCTATCAAGAGGAGCATCTAGATTTCCGGCTATAGTGCTAATTTCTGGCTTGACTAGATCATTAAAGAAGTCAGTGTTAACATAATTAAGTATACTTGCTCCACTTTCGCCAATAATTCCATGTAAAACTCCAGATATTGGTCTTGCGGATATGGAAAGCCCACTAGCGCCAGTAGTTTTAGTTTGTGTTTCTATGCCGCTAATACCAAGGAACTGAGTTTCTTCAAGACTTCTAATTTGTCTCGTTGTAGTTCCGTCACTAATTTGCCAATATGAATATGCGTCACTAGCTAAAGCTAACGCTTGAACTTCTTGATTTGTGTATTCAAAGGATGCGCCACTAACGTTGAATATCAATCCGCTTGGCCCGAAGATAGACGGAGCGTGACCAGAAACTGATGTAAATTGATCTTGAAGGTTTCCACTAACTGAATCTACAAAACTATCTAAAACACCACTCGTATGATCTATTAAACCGCTAGCTCTGTTATCAAAGAATGCACCGCTGTCAGAAATTCCAGCCCTAAGTATACCACTTAGATGGTCTGATAATCCACTAGCCCTGTTGTCGTAGTACAAGAATGAATCATGCGCCCAACCACTAACAAGAACCCCGCTTCTGTAGGCATAGTCTTCTACAGTTCCAAAAGCCCAGCCACTAACAGCATTTAACTTGGTCTGGAAGCAACCTTGAACGCCGGTTATCTCAAGCGCAATGTCCTCAAGATATCCAGATATTGGAGCCGCATCGACAGTTAGAGAGAAGGGTGTTTCATTGCCACCAAGGAAAGTTGTTAAACCGTCTTTACCAATAATATTTAATGTGCTGTTAAACGATATTGGCTTTGTGCTTGCGAGCGTTTGATCGCCAGCAAACCACTTTCCTGTATCGCCGTCAAGTAAGTCTTGGCTAAAGTCGTCAATAAGTGATTTAGCATACCTTTGATTAACACCGCTTACTTTATGAACTATACCGTTAAGAGCGAAGAAATCGTGGTTATAGGCAAGACCGCTAACCTCATTGAGATAAGATAGTAGATTGCCACTAGTGTCAAATACATACCCATCTAGCGAGCCACTAGTCGCTAGAATCTTTCTGTTCAATATACCGCTTAGGCCGTTTTCACCTCGCGTAAGCGTAAATTCATCGGTTATCCTAGTATTAAGTGTTGACTCTGCTGCGGCAATTCTAACATCAATAGTCCCTACTGTATCTTCAGTAATTGTATTAATATCACTTCTAAATACACCACTGACATCTTTTGTATAGTTTAGTAAATTACCACTGGCGCTATCAATAAACCTGTCTAAGACACCGCTAGTGAAAGATATTAAACCACTAGCCCTAGAGTCGTTTGAAACAGATGTGTTTATTAAAACGCCGCTAAGGTCTGAAGCGCTAATTGTAAATATACTAGCAGAGCTATCGTAATCTGCCGATATACCGTCTTCACCAACAAATCTAACAGTATTATCGTGTCTTATTTCTTTTTCGTTAGAGCCGTCTGTCAATTTCCAAAATACGTAAGAACCGGCAGCGGCAGCGATGTTGTTAGCATGTTCAAAAGCAGCGCCGCTAACGTGATATATTAAACCGCTAGGACCAAAGATTGACGGGGCTACACCAGAAAGAGCGTTGAAGATTCCGCTAGTTCTACTATCATTTGTGTTAATTTGAGATTGCAGAATACCACTAAATAAATACCCACTGTCGGCAATGGCTCCTCTCAAAGCGCCGCTAGCAGAATTAGTAAAAGCCTTTGCGTCTACTAATACTTGATCTGCATGTTTACGTACATTATCACCGCTATTATATATCAAATTTAATAAGTAATCGCCGCTGGCGTGTATTAATCCACTAGCCCTTGAATCATTTGTAGTTATTTGAGGCTGAAGAACACCACTGAGTCCATTTATTAGCCCGTTAACTCCAGAAATATCATTTAATTTTCCAGAAACTTGTTCAAATCTAAAATCAATAAAACCAGAGAGCGGGTGTGATGATATTTCTAATGTATTAGTGTCACTCCTGTAGTTTGTTTCTATTCCGCTTATTCCGCCAAATATTAAAGTGTTGGCAGCATTTGGGGGTGCGGTTATGTTGTTGTTATTTGTTCCGTCAGAAACTTTCCAGTGAGTGTAGGCACCAGCGGCAGCGCCCACAGAATCAGCGTACTGTTCTGCCCAACCACTAACGTTCCATATAAGCCCGCTAACACCATTAAATGCTGGTGCAGCACCGGAAAGACTAAGAAACTGAGAGTCAATAACACCGCTAAGTGGGGCAGCAGAGACTCTCATTATGTTTGATGAATAGTCAGTAAGGATTCCACTAATTCCACTTATTGCTACAGTTTCGCCATCAGATATAACATCAGCGGGAGAAAGGCCATCCGTTATTTTGTATTCATAAAACGAAGCGGATTCACTACCTGTAAAAATATTACCGCTAACATAAAGATCTTGTATGTGTGCGTTCCATCTGTACTCGCCAGAACCAAGGCTGAACATCCCGCCTGATTCATAAGGTAAAATGTCGCCAGAAACAGCAAGTTTTTCTGAACCCCTAAAACCAGAGGCTCCAATGGCAAGCTGTAGGCTTTTTAGGTCGCCGTAAAGGAGAGGTGGGCCATCTATACCATCAACCAAATCGTCGCAATCCCCGCTTGCTTGAGGATATACACCTAGATAAAATTTAAATTCGCCATCAGTAGGGGCAACATATCCAGCGCCGTGACCGATTGCTATATTAAAGTTACCGTTTTTATTTCCCATTAAAGAGAAATTACCAAGCCCTAGATTTCCAGAACCGGTGCTTGTACTACCAAGAGAGTTTACACCTACGGCAACATTATCAAACCCAAGGCTGACGCAAGAAGCAGAGCTAGAGCCTAAAGCAGTATTTCTTTGACCCGTAAAACTCAACTGTAGAGAAGAATGACCAACGGCAGTATTGTCAACAGAAGAAAAAGAGTTTACGCTGTTTCTAGCTAAAGCAAGCGACCCTATTCTTATAGATCTAGTTGATAATTCAGAAAAATTCTGTGCAGATATATCTATATCGTTGTTAAATAAATATATAGAGTCTGCTAAATTGATAAACGTTTGTCGTAGGTCGGCTGCCGATATTTCTCTTGTTGAATTATCCGGCAAGGTTGATGCTAAAAATCCATTAAATTCTAGCCTAGTCTGCTCTGCCATTTGTTATACCCTATTTAAATTGAATTCTTAATTGACCGGCATCAAATTTTAAAGAATCTCCTTTAAATACGTATCTAGGATTATCTAACTCTGACTGCATTAGAAGATCTCCAGATCCCCAAACTCCAGAGCTACAAATAGCAATACCAGAAACCCAACCCCACTCTGTTAGCGCGGTTCCAAAATATATAGTATTGCAGTTTTTAACAAATCCGCTACCAGCTGCAAATTCTTCGTCCGTTGAAAACTTCCAAGTGGCATTACCGTTTGTTGAGGGATCTCCTAAATCAACTCTACGATAGCCTGTATCGGTGGAACCTTCATCTTTTGGTAGCTCCATAAGAAAACTACCTGTGATAAGATTTTTTGCAGAACCAGATTCAACTGGCACACCGCTTGTTAAAGCAATTGCCATTCCCTGCGGTTTTAAGAAATTATGACCTCTAAAGACATGGTTTAGCAAACCAGACTCTAGAAAATCTGACATATTAGCCATTTTAGACTCCTTGAATAAATCCTAGTTATACATGTATGTAGTATTATACACATTTCTAGGCAGATAGTATATAAAAAGAAAGGTGGCCCAATTGAACCACCTTTCTAGAATAATATATAACTAATAATGAATATTAGAAGCTGCCGAGGATAACTCTACGGTTGTCAAGGACACCGAATCCAAGTTCAGCAAAGCCATACCAGCCAGCGCGCTGCTGACGATGCATGGTTGGATCTTCGTGAACCGAGATCTCTTGCTTCATTGGCATTACGAAGCTGTCGTTAGCGCTTTGATCCAAGCCGACAACCAATTCAAGGTCATTACCCTGAACAGATCCGCCAAGACCAGTCGTGAAGAAATCTTGGTACTCTTGACCTTCGCCAAGCTCATCAAGATCGTGAAGTGATACACCAAAAATGTTGGTGATAGGAGCGCCATCTCCACCAGCGTTGTAGATCGCAGTTCTAACAGCGTCAGAAACCTGATCGAATCCCCAGTTTCGCACGTCTTCAAGTGCTTCTGGAGAAACGTAAAGGTCGGTCAAACGACCACGATTAGCTGAACCGGTGTTGCCACCAGCATTACGGCGCATAACAGTTTGAAGCAAACTGACAAGTCTCTTGGAGAACATACCAGCAGTTGCGTCACCGTCATAAACCAAGATGTTACGATCAACACCAGCAGCAAGAATGGTGTGCCATCCGTCGTCGTTCATTTTCTTGGTGAAACCGGCTTCCATGACTTGCATGGCGCGACCGACAATATCCCAACGAGCTTCGCGAGCATATCGCAACAAGAAGTCGATGCTGCTTGTGATGCTGTAGGTTGGAATCATGACGTAATCGCTCTCGACCGCACGCTCAGGAATGCGACCGTGACCGGGATTGGTGTAAGCAACATGCTCACCCTCAAGTCCGGGGCTGATAAGATCCAATGGATACTCGGTGCTTCCACCGGGTTCTACATTGATTTTCTCGAAAATATTACCAAGAATATTTCCAACCAAAACACCCTTACGCAGTGGGGTTTCGAGTGCTACGGCGAATTCTCGTTGAGCAGCCATAGCTGTCTCAAGATTTCCATCGCCGGATTGACGAAGAACGCTAAGAAATTCTTCGCTAGGTCTTTCTTTATATGACATTGTATTTATCTCCTTTTGATAGAATTAGTTAGCGCCGTGGTTAGGAAGGTTTACGTAAACTTTAGCATAACCGTCAGCATCTTTCGATGAAGCCCAACGGCCAATAGCCAAGTTTCCAGAGCCGGTTGCGTCACTAGCATAATTGCTAATTGCTCCAGCGCTGCTGTTGGATGCGTATGCGACATCTCCGGGACCGGGAGTTCCTTCGACATTGCTAGTTACAACCCAACCGCGAGTAAGGACGGTGACTTTGCCACCTTTCTGAACTTCATCCTTATACTGGTTAAGGTGAGTTCTTGTAAGATCCTTGTTAACAACATCATTAAGAAGGATTCCAACTGGGGTATCGGAAGTAGCAGCGGCTTGGTATGCAACCAAGTTACCACCTTGGTCAAGAGCAGCACCAGAAGCGCTTTCTTGAGCAAGAACAACTACTCCACCGCGAGTAGCCGTACCAGCATTGTAGAAAAAGCTGATATCGGTTGATTCTTCGTATCTATCTGCTTTAAGAGCCATAGTTTAATCTCCTATAATTACGATTTTTTGTTGAGAACGTTGTTTTCAAGCCAGTTAGAAATACTAGCTCTTGTTGATTCTACTTCGTCTACCTCTGGGGTAGCTTCTACCAAAGTTGCTTCAGAAGTTTCTACATCTTCAAGAAGTTCAGGTGTTACGTCAGCTTCTGCCTCTTCAGCCATTGGCTTCTTTGGAGGAGCCGGTGGTGCTGGCTTGGCTTCTGCTTCTTTATCCTTTTTCTTCTTTTCAAGAGCTTCTTTAAGCGCTGGAGGCATTGCTGCTTCAGCTTCTTTCTTCTTGTCGTCTTTCTCCTTCATGAGTGCGACAATAGCTTGGAAAGCTTCGTCCTCAAGAGCGTCGAAATTAGCAAGAGACTCTTCAACCTCTTCTTCGGTGAGACCGGCGTCAGTAAGTGAAGCCTTTCTCTTTTCCATCTTCTCTTTTTTCTTCATGTCGTCCATTTCTTTCATGGCGACTGCAAGATCTTCTTGAGATTTAGCAAGAGCGTCTTGAAGTTCAGCAACTTTAGCTTGTGTGCTTTTGACACTTTCTTCAAGTTCAGCAATACTTGCATCTTTCTCGTCTACGGTAGCTTCAAAAGCTTCTACCTTGGAAGCAAACTCTTTATCTTTTGCTTCTTCGATTTGAGCTTTAATAGCTTCGTTTTCTGCTTTAGCTGAAGCAAGTTGAGCCTGAACGTCAGCCAGCTGCTTCTCTAAAAGATTCTCAGACATTTTTAAATCTCCTATGTCAAGACTAAAATCGTTATCTACAGTAAATGCAACACTTTTAAGAATAACACTACGTGGGTTAGCAGGCTTGGACACCAAACCCTTGCCGGAAAAAGAAATATTCTTTAAGGCTCTACCCACTTTATATCCTTCATACTCTCCGGTTCCGCCATATACTCTAAGATGTTTTGTTAAGAATGAAGATTCTTCATCTCTAGCCAAAACTTTCTTAGCTCCATCTTCATTTGACAAAGCATAGTCAAATCCAGCAAATAGACATTCCATAGAAACGTACCACTTGCCTTCTTCGATTTCTGCAATAATCTGCTCCATCCTTTCTTTATTTTCGCTTTTTGTCCAGCTATTATAAAGAACGGCTTGAGTGATTATATCAAAGTCTTCCGGCATAGGGGAATCATCGGAAACCGCCTTGCCGTCTTTTGATAGCACATAGCTACCGGTAATATGTCCGATGATGTCACTCTCATCGTGCATAAAATTGAATTGTTTATCTTCCGGGGTATTCCTTGCTGCCCAAGTTGCCTCTGGCATGAATACGTCGTCGTTTTTGTTCCAACCACAAGAAACTAAAACAGACTCTAAATAATATAGGTCTATTTGATCTTTGTTTTCAGCAATTGCCTTTGCGACTATTTCTTCAGGGATATCTTTTTGAATAGCTGCTTCAGAACAATACGCAACACTGGCGGTACTTTTAACAAGTTCGCCAATGCCATCGTTAATTTCGTTTTGGAATATTTTTATTGTCATGTATCACCTCTAAGAATTATACACGAAAAAATTTTTTTTATTTAATTATGAGAATTATCTACCTAAAAAGTACTCTACAAATGCAGAAATAGCGTGTCTTTTGTAATCCTCTATATTCATATTTTCTGGATTAATTTTACCAGAGTTTAGAATATCGGAGAAATCTTGGGGCATTCTCTTGTTAGAAGCAACTGTCTTACAGATGTCATCTTCAGATATATCTGACATAGCAGTTGTATTTAAAAGAACATGTAATTTAAGTCTTTCAAGCTCTCTTACCTGAGATTTTGTTAGACCTCTCATGTTTTTCTTTTTATGAATTCCTAAATAAGCGCTGTTTAAAGTGGCTGATATTTTATCAAATGTATTATTGGTCCAAACTAAAAATTCAGCAACTCCGGGTTTGGATTTTGGGGTGTCAACTCTTTTCTTTCTAGGTTCTTCGTCTTTCTTAAATAATGGTCTACCACCATCAGGTCGAGAATCAGTAGTTTTTTCTATTTGATCAAGCTTGGCTTCTTCTTCCTGCATTTCTTGAGGTTTTGGGGGAGGGTGGAAAGGACCGGCTTTTTCTGGCAAGGTTTCTGAATCTCTGGCTTTATCCTCTCTGCGTAGCCTCATTTTTTCAACACCGGGAATTTCTTTGAATCTTTCAAGAACTGTTTCGTGAGAAATTATATCACGATCTGCAAGTTGAATAAGAAGATTTTTCTCTGTAGACTCATCAGATAGGCTCATCTGGTCATATACAATGTGTGGAGATTTTCTAAAGCCCATAGCTTTTCTAACTATTTCACACTCTTGCTCCCAGAACTTTGTTAGTTGATCTCTACCGTACTGTAGGCGCTCTACCAGTGTTTTAAGTGATATAAAGTTATTTGTAAATCCACCACCGTTTCCGGCCATTCCTGTTAGGGTAGGAGGAACGCCAAGTCCAGCATAAATACTATTTAAAACAGAATTGTATTTCTCTGAGCCTAAAAACTTGTACACCTGACTATTAGATTCAGTGTAAGTAAGCTCTGGACCCCAAACTAGCTCCATAGTGCCTCCACCGACATTACTGGCAAGGATATCTCTAAGTTTGTTGATAGCAGCTTTGTTGGGCAAGATTTTATGATCTAAGTTACCAAGTGTCCACAATCTAATATTAGAAATAGCGCCATCAAGCGCTGAAAGATCGGCAAGTCTCATCTTCTCTAACATAATTATATCGTCAAGGATTGCATAGATCAAGGGGTTTGCCCAGTTTGTCCAATCGTCTTTTTTGTAGTAGAATACAGAAACTCTTTCTGGGTCTAACTCTACCTTTCTAACACCTTCTTTGATTTTCTGCTTTAGCTCTGGAGGTAGTGTGTCTATAACATGCGATGGGATAGAGCCGTCTTTAAAGTTATCAAGTATAGAATGTGTTCTTATTTCAAATCTATTTCTACCTAAGAATAGATTTAGCTGACTGTCTTTCATGTCAACAGATAGAGGATTGAAGTAATTATACCTCCAAGGTATTTGACCTCGCTCAAACTGTGGTACTTCTACAGTTATGTCTTTGCCCATAGATTTAATGTACTTTGCAATATCTGGTGTTATATTAGCATAACTACGATAAGCTATAACTTGACCAGATCTATAAAGTAAGTTTGCAAATCTTTCAGACCTTTCTTTTCCAGCGCATTTTTTAAACCATTGCTGGTAGAATTTTTCTACGCTTTTATTTTCGTGAACAATGTTAATACCTTGACAAGTGAAGTCACCCATAAGATCAATAACATTTCTTATGATTCCAACTTTATCATATGCATCCATGCACATCTTAATGATCCGCTTTTGCTTGTGCGGAACTTTTTCGTCTGGTCTAAACGCATGATAATCTTGGCTTGTAAATCCGGGCCTTACAGACCTGTTGGATTCAATGTCTTTAAAATCTCTATAGTGGCTAGCTTTGGTTACACCTGCGTATTCATTTATAGATTCTGAGTGCTGCTGCATAGCAGTGGTTTTAGAAGACTCGTCGTTCCAAGTGATTAGATTTTTATCGTCAGCCATTTTGACCCTTCTGTAAGTAATTGGAATGCATTTCAATTGTTATTGTATTATACACAGA